AAGACATACCAGTGGTACAGGTCTACTGACGGTGGTTACTCCTTTGCTGTTCTTACTGGAGCTACAGCAAACTCTTTGACATTCACAGCACTTGCATACATGTCTGGATATAAATTCAGATGCGTGATTGCAGGTCCTGTAGGTGGTACTGCTGCTACCAACTCTCCTCTAACAACTGACGTTGCGACTCTCACTGTGACAGGTGGTGGCGGTGGTCAGACAGCTGAGGACTTCTCAAGTACCAACGTTTCGTTGGATACTACTGGCATATCCTTCGATGCCACATAAATAAAACTGTACAAACTGTAAAAAAATGGCTAAACAATCAGTTGGTATTGGATCTTCGGCAAATGATGGCACAGGTGATACCCTGCGTGATGGTGCGATTAAAGTAAATTCCAACTTTGACGAATTATATACAGCCTTAGGTAACGATACATCAATCCAAGTTGATATCAGTGGGTCTCCTGCTGATGGACAAGTATTAAAGTGGTCTTCCAGCCCTAGTGGAGCATTTCGTGCGAGTGATTATAACTTGCTAAGCTCTGATCTTGATACAAATGGCAATCAGATAGTCTCTGACGGGACAGATGCTATTACAATCAAACAAACTGGAACAGGTAATATCAATTTATGGGCTGGTGGATCTGGATCTGCATACAGTTATGTTGATGGTAGTGATGGATATTTTAAATGGTATGCACCATATGCAACAGAGGGAGACCTTCCCAATGCAACAAACCATCATGGTATGTTTGCACATGCACATGCTACTGGTAAAGGATATTTTGCACACAGTGCTGCTTGGGTTCCTCTCATCTCAGAGAACAGCAGTGTTAGTTTATTGAGTGATGTTGATACAACTATAAACGGTGGTCCTAGTGATGGTCAGGTTCTTAAGTGGGTAGCATCAACATCTAAATGGTCACCTGCTAACGATGAGCAAGGAACTGGTGGTAGTGGTGGAACTACACAAAACTTATTTGAGACAGTTAATGGAGATACAGGCACAACAACTGCATCTGCTGCTAACGACACATTAATAATCGCAGGTGGAACCAATATCACTACGTCTATTACAGGCGATACACTGACTATTGACATGACAGGTGCATTAGGTGCCCCTGATCAGAACCTATTCTCAACAATTAATGCTGACAATGGTGGTACTAGTGCTACTGTAACTACAGACTCTATTACATTTGCAGGTGGTACAGGAGTTTCGACCAACCTGAATGCAGGTACTATCACCATAACAAACACATCACCTAACGTAACACAGAGTTTATTTTCTACTGTTGCTGGTGACACGGGTTCTCAGGCTGCAGGAAGTGCAACTACCACACTAACAATAGCTGGTGGTACTGGTGCTACTACTGCACAGTCTGGTGATACACTGACAGTTAACGTTGATAATCCTCTCCCAGGTGGTTCAGGAGGACAGAATTTATTTTATGATGGAGCAGCTAGTGCATGGGCAACTAGTGCATCTCCTACAATATGGTATTCAGTAGGTTCTAACGGTGCAAGTTCATATAGGTTTACAGGACCAGGTTTATCATCTGCAACTGATAATCCTACAATCTATGTCTATAGAGGGTTTACATATAGATTCTACAATACGACTGGATCAAGTCACCCATTTGAGATAAGAGTTTCATCCCAAGGAGCTGCGGTTACTAGTGGTATTAGTGGTTCTATAACAGGCACATTAATATACACAGTTCCAATGACTGTTGCTGCAGGAACGACATACAAGTATCAGTGTACTATCCATGAGACTAACATGGTTGGCGACATAGTGGTGGTGTAATATGACAAGAACAGTACCAGGTAGCGGTGCAGCAATAGAACCAGTCTTTAACTCTGTATACGGAGTGAGGGATGTTATTGTGACCAATCCTGGTTCTGGTTACAGTCAAACTGATCCCCCAAAACTTAGTGTTGGTAACTGTGGTACTCCTATTAGAGATGCAGTTCTTCGTGCAAACATTGGTGTTAACGGTGATCTTCTATCTGTGGATGTTGTAGATCCTGGTGAAGGATATGATCCATTAAGATTAGAGATAACAAGTGACGATGCGGGCGTTGTTCAGGCAGATGCAAATATTGTATTAACGACTGATGGTGTTGGTGGTATAGGTAACTTACAAGTCACGCAGCCTGGTGATGGATATTATAGTGCTGAAGCTGAGATAAAAGGTGGTGGTGGATCTGGTGCAGAACTAGTTCCCATCACTGGTGGTGTAACTGGTCTTGCTATCGAAGGTAAAGGTAGGAACTACAATCTCAACGATATCACTCTTGTTATATCAGGTGGTGGTGGAGACGGAGCAACAGGTGTTGCTGAGGTTAATCAGTTCGGCTCAGTTACCTCAATTAGTATCAGTAACCCAGGTGAGTTTTTTGAGACTCCTCCAATTATACAGCTAATTGGTGGTGGTGGATCTGGTGCTACTGCTGAAGCACAGATCAATCTTGGAAGGATAACAAGTATTGATATACTAAATCCAGGTGGTAGTTATGTTACAGCACCGTCAGTTATATTCACTAGAGACACTAACTTAATTAGAACTCAAAGGAATAGAACTTCATTAGAGAGTACATTATATAATGTAACTGCACTATTAAGAAATGCTGCAGCTGCAGATACTGTTCTATATGTTCAGACTACTGATGCATTTGCAGGTTCTGGTAAGTTCCAAATAGGAACTGAGATCGTAAGATACACTGGTAAGACTACTACTAGTTTTACTGGATGTACTAGAGGACTGAACTTTAGATATGATCAGAGGGTTGTATTAGATGCTCTAGCAGATTCTGGTGGACAGTCTGGATATAACTTTACTGTTTCAGATAGAATCAGAAGAGTTACAGAAGACAAGACCAATAAAGTTGCTGTTGTATATGACTGGAATAAGGTAACTAAAGAGTTATTCTTAATATTCGAAGTTGATGAATTAGCGTTTATCGATGGTGGTCGTTCTAACGAATCGACTGCTGTGATTCAGTTTATTGGAGGTGTTGCTAGTTCTTCTGGTACAGGTGAATCTCCACATGTACTTCTTGAGTCAATAGGAAAGAATATTCCAATCTTCACTGATCCTGTCGGTGTATTGGAAAATTTTGAGTTCGAAGACAACGATGAATTGGATGGAGCTGGTGATGGTATCCCTGACCTGGTAAATACTGGTACAGAGTTTGAGAATGAAATAAGTCTAGATGGTGGTATTGCATCATCTCTTTATGGTATTGAGGAAACTGTTGGTGGTCAAAACACCACACTATTCCAACAAGGGGATCAGTTATATGATTCTAGTTTAGTGCCATTAGTGTCTACTGTATCTACTGCAGGTGCTCTTGGTGATGGTGTTGCACATAGTGCGACCTCTTTCATTATTGCTAAATCATGGAATAGCGTTAATTATCAAGTAGATGAAATCCTAACTGGTAACTCTACTGGTGTAACTGCTAAAGTAGTTTCATTTAATAATGCATATGCTACTGGATATGTACAGTTAGAAGTAAAAGATCTAACAAATAATGGTAATACTTACCAATTTACGACCAGTGATACCCTAACAGGTGGTACATCTGGTGCGACGGTTGTATTCTTTAAAACGGAGTATACTAACCTCGTTAGAAACGAACCTGAATAAGTCACATAAATAAAAGGAAGGTAACCACTGCGTCATGGCACTACTCACCGATCAATTTAGAATTTTTACTGCCGAGAGATTCATTAAAGCTCTTGAGGGAGCAGATGCGTCGCAGTCAGACCTTGAGGCGGGTACGTCTAGAGATAGGTTGTACGTATTCATTGGCAGACCACAAGAATGGGATAACGAAAACGCACCTCCTACACCTGTTGACTCTTTCCAAGAGTTCTCAGATACATTTGCAGACATGATTTCACTGAAACGTGTTCTTGCGAATGACACTATACAGGTTGTTAGAAGAATCGACTGGACACCCCCAGAGCAAACAACTGGTGGATTAGGTTATGTTTATGATATGTATAGACATGATTATAGTTCTACAAAGACTGCTTCATCTGGTGCAACCAAGTTGTACGATGCAGACTTTTATGTTGTAAACTCACAATATCAAACTTATAAATGTATCTACAATGGCACGTCTCCTTCGGACCCCAATGGTAAACCGTCTACGGTTGAGCCAACTGGCACGTCAACAAGTATTATCACTACCTCCGATGGTTATCGTTGGAAGTATCTTTATACTATACCTGTTGGTCAGGTCTTAAAATTCTTCTCTAACGACTATATGCCTGTTCTTAGCGATGTCGCTGTTACAGGTGATGCTGTTGGTGGAGAGATTGATACAGTTGTTATCCAAGCATCAGGTACTGGATACAACAACGGAACCTATGAAAACGTCCCTATTAAAGGTGACGGAGTTGGTGGAAGAGTATCACTGGTTGTAGATGGTGGACGTATAGTTAACGCTACTGTGACATCTGGTGGATCTGGATACAACTTTGGTAAGATCGTTATTGATGAGGTCAACGGTATTGGTGCAGGAACTGGTACTGGTGCTGCTATTGACGTTATCATTCCCCCTGAGACAGGACATGGTGCTGAACCAGACTCTGAGTTAGGTGGATACCGTGTGATGATCAACACCAAGTTTACCTACGCTGAAGGTTCAGGTGACTTCCCAACTGATAACGATTATCGTCGTATTGGTTTGGTGATCAATCCTAAGCAGTATGGAACTACAGCTCTTACATCTGCTATTACATTATCTGCGACTCAAGCGGTGATATTCTCACCAACCTTTACAGGTCAGTTCCAAACTGATGAGATCGTAACCCAATCTCGTACCGTTGGTGGTCAACAGGTGACTGCTAGAGGTAGAGTTATATCATGGAATGATACCACTAAAGTCCTGAAGTTCTATCAAAATAGAATCGATGGTGTGTTCCCAGAAATTACTGGTAACTTAACTGACTTCGAAGGTGGTAACCCTGTGGTAGGTGCTACATCAGGTACATCTGCTGACCCAGACATCAACTTCCCAATAGTCTCTGGTTCATCCACTCGTATTATTAACAATACAGAATATGACTTGGGTATGTCATTTACTAATGGTTATGCAAAACCTGAGATCGAGCCAAATAGCGGTGAGATTATTTACATAGATAACAGAGGTGCTATCTCCAGAGCAGGAGACCAAATCGAAGATATCAAGATCGTAGTCGAGTTCTAAACAATGCCACAAAATACCAATCTGAATATCGCTCCGTATTTCGACGATTTCAGTAAAGCAAATAATTTTTATAGAGTACTCTTTAGACCAGGATTTCCAATCCAGGCTAGAGAACTTACTACTATGCAATCGATTCTACAGAATCAGATTGAGAATATGGGTACGCACCTCTTTAAAGAAGGTGCTATGGTCATACCTGGTCAAATAGGATATGACTTAACTGTACATAACATCCTTATTCAGCAAGCATTTTTAGGAGTAGACGTAGAGACATATAGAACACAGTTACATGGAAAGATTGTAGAGGGTCTTACTACTGGCATTAAAGCTAAGATTCTTTTCTCTATTCCTGCTACTGAATCTACTCGTGGTTATATTAGTTTCTATCTTAAGTATATTGAGTCAGGTGATACTACATCTGATGTAACTACAAAAGTATTCCAGAACAATGAACAGTTAATTTGTGAAAATGAATTGACTTTCGGTAATACTTTGATCGAAGTTGGATCACCATTTGCTCAGTTATTACCTGTGGAAGCATCACAGATTGGTACTACTGCATATATTAACGAAGGTGTATATTTTATTAGAGGTCACTTTGTAGATATTGCATCTGCATACATCATCTTAGATCAGTATACTAACAACCCATCTTATAGAGTTGGTTTCGAAGTATCAGAATCTATTATAACTCCAGAAGACGATCCTGCATTGACTGATAATGCTATCGGATCATCAAACTATTCTGCACCAGGTTCACATAGATTTAAAATTAATTGTACATTAGTTAAGAAACCAATAACTGATGACACGGATAAGAACTTTATAGAATTGTTACGTCTTAATAATTCTATTGTAGAAAACTTTGTTGATCGTACTGAGTATAATGAGATTGAGAAATCTATTGCTCGTCGTACTTATGAGACACACGGTGACTATGTTGTAAACTCATTTGAGGTACGTCCTAGAGAACACCTAGATGATTTCTTTAACAATGGTGTATATAAAGCAGGTGTAACTTCTGCTGATGGTAATGTAGCAAGTCAGAACTATGCTGCATTGGAAGTTGGTAAAGGAAAGGCATATGTAAAAGGATTTAGAACTGAACTTCTAACAGCAAACTACGTTGATGCACCAAAACCTCGTACATTTGTTGGACGTAATAACCAGATCATTCCTATTGACTTCTCACAGTCATGTGAGGTATATGACATCTGGGGTTGGCCAGAGATCGCAGGAGAGGGTGTAACCAACTGTTATCAGGTATTGGAACTAAGAGACAACTGGTCTGGTACAGGTGCTTCTAACAGCGTACAGGGTCGTCTCATAGGTATGGCACGTACTCTACAGTTAGAGCGTGATGGTAGTAAGTATAATCTGTTTATGTTTGACCTACAGATGATGACTGCTATTAACTTTGCAAACAGTCAAACAGTTAACAGTGGAGAAGTATTAAGAGGTCGTCAATCTGGTGCTACAGGTTTTGTATACAGTGGATCTGGTGCTGCAGCAATGCTTCATCAGGTATCTGGACAATTCCAGATTGGTGAAGTTATCGAAAGAGATGGTAGAGTATTAGATACATTAGATGCAGTATATCCATATGAGCCATCTGACATTCGTCAGGTAGTTGGTAAGGATGGTGCTACTGTTATCTTTACTGCTTCATTAACACTTAACTTAAGAGAGTCATTACCAGGCACAACTATTACTATTGATGCTGTAGGTGGTAACGATAGAATAGAAGGTTATGGTACTTTATTTGAGAATGATATTCGTGCAGGTGAAGTTCTAACTGCAACTGCTACCGATGGTAAAGCACAGAACTCTATTCGTGTTAAGAGAATAGATCCTGCTGCTATTGGATTTACTACTGCAAACAGGAATGATCCTGGTACTGCAGTTGTGTTTGATTTTACACAACAGCATGCTGCATTAGATACAGGTTTGACAAAAGGTACTGTTAGTGATGCTGAGTACCCTGCAGGGCAGGTTGTACGTTTACGTCCTCTCTTTAATCAGAAGACTGTAATGGATGGGGAATTGGTTATTGATATGCCTAAGAGAGCTATCAAGTCAATCTCTGACGAATCATTTACTATACTAAAAACATTTGCTAACAAACAGTTATCATCTGGTGACGTTACATTTACATTACCTGAGAACGAACAGTTTACTACATTAGATGGTGAGAATTATATTCTTACAGTTACTGCAGGTTCTAACTCTCATACTGGATATGGTTGGACACCTGGTACTAACGTTGATATTGAGGCAGAGTCAGAAAAGAACTCTCCTACTATCGGTGTATCGTTTGGTGCTAATAGACAATCACTACAGGTCACTGGTATGAACGGTGGTAGTGGTGGTTCATCAAATATATCTGAAGTAACTCTAACTGCTGCAGTTTCTGTTAATACAGTATCGAAGAAGATTAAGACTGCTGCTAAGATGAGAACAATGAAAGTTGTTCGTACTAGAAACAATACTGATGTACAGAACTATGGTTTAACATATGGTAACTTATATGGTACACGTATTGAGGATGAAGAGATATCATTTGCACTAAACGATGTCTACAAGGTTCATGCTGTATATGAATCAGAAGCAGATACCGATGCACAAGTTCCTTTTATTGTTCTAACTGAGAACGTATTCTTCGATCCAGGATCTATTGTCGTTGGTAGAACTAGTGGTGCACGTGCAAGAGTTGTATCATTTAACTCTAATAATCTTAGACTATACATCGTACCTACAAGTTCTGAGTTCTTTAACTCAGGTGAAACTGTTGATGGTTTTGATGATGCTCTAAATGCTTTAGTTGGTGTTGTTGATGACGCTGACGGATCATTAGAAAGAGGATCAAAGAATATCACAGCAAACTTTGATTTAGATTCTAATCTAAACTCATACTACTATAGTGTATCTAAAATTGTTAGAAAGGGTGGTACTGCTGAACCTCGTAGAAAACTAGCAGTTGTATTTGACTACTTCATTCATGAAGCATCAGGAGATTACTTCTCTAACCAGTCTTATTCTGGTATTGACTTCGCTGATATTCCTAGATGGAGAGGAGATAACAGTCAGAGATACTTAACTGATACTGTAGACTTCAGACCTGCTGTTGGTGAATTAGCATCTGGATCTGGTACTGTTGAGCAACCATACTACACTAACTGTGTTAGTTTAGACTTTGATGCAAGAGTATTTACATCTACTGGTGGTGCAGGTGGTTCTACAATCTTTAATCCACCTAAGGTAGAAGAAGAATTTAGATGTGATTATGATTACTATCTTCCACGTCGTGACAAGTTATTCATGACTCATGATGGTGATCTAAAACTATCACAAGGTATCCCTGCTGAAGATCCCCCTGAGGCAGATAATCTTGACAATGCAATGTTACTTGCCAAGATTACATACGAACCATATGTTTATGATGTAGATGAAGATATTACTATCTCATTACATCAACAGCGTCGTTATACAATGGAAGACATTGGTAACATGGACAGACGTTTACAAGACGTTGAGTACTACACTTCTCTATCACTTCTTGAGAGTGATGCTAGAAATGTAAAAGCGTATGATGATGATGGATTTGATCGTCTTAAGAATGGATTTATGGTTGATGACTTTACATCTCATGGAACATCTGCAACACAATCAATTGACTTTAAGTGTTCATTAGACTTTACTGAAGGAGAATTACGTCCACAGCACTATACTACTAACGTAGCATTAGAGTGGAACCAGACTGCTTCTTCTAATATACAGAAAGCAGTTGCTAATATTTTAACTCTTCCATATACATCTGATGCATTAATCATACAACCATATGCTTCTAGAATGGAGAACGTTAACCCATTTAACGTCTTCACATTCATTGGTCGTATTGATCTAACTCCTGCATCTGATGACTGGACAGATACACGTCGTGCTCCTGTTAGAATAACAAACATAGAAGGTAACTTCGAAGCAACTCGTAGAAGGTTAGGTGCAAACCAACAAGGTTTTGCTCCTATACAGTGGAGAGCATGGAGAACAGCATGGACTGGTGTTAGAAGATCTGAAACAAGAAGATGGAGAGAAACAACATTTGCTCGTGGTGTACCTAGAAGAGTTCTATCTGGTGAGACTATCACTACAACTCGTCGTCAGGTAAGAAGTGGTGTAAGAACCAGAGTTGTACCTAGGATTGACAGAAGATCATTAGGTGATAGTATTATTGACTCAACATTCGTACCATGGATTCGTTCCAGAAACGTTGGGTTCGATGTACAGCGTATCAAACCAAAAACAAGAATGTATGCATTCTTTGATGGTGATCAGGTAATGACTTACATTACACCTAAGTTGATTGAGATAGTTAAGAACTCCACAGAAGATGCTAGAACGAACGAAACACCATTTGTTATTGGTGAAACTGTTATTGGTGCACAATCTGGATCAAGGTTTAGAATTGCTGCTCCTAACGACGGATTATCTACTAACCCATATAGTCAGACTAATTCTTTACTACCAGACTCATATGCGTCACAAACAGATATCATAAACATTGATACTGTTGTTATGGCACAAACTATATCACCTGATTACTATGGTAATGCTAGAATCGGTGAGATATTAATTGGTCAAACATCTGGTGCACGTGCTGTTGTAAAAGATAGAAGATTGATTTCTGACTTAGTTGGAAACATGAAAGGTATATTCTTTATACCTAACCCTCAGAACAGTTCTAACCCACGTTGGGCAACTGGTTCCAGAGTGTTTAGATTATCCTCCTCAGAGACCGATAGCAGACTCCCTGGTGCAGTTGATTCTGCTGCTGAGGCAGATTATACAGCAAGAGGTACTCTTAATACTGTACAAGAAAATATCCTTGCAGTTAGAAATGCAAGTGTTGTTCGTGATACTGTCAATGATACAAGAACAGTTCGTTCTACAAGAACAAACGTAAGACAGGTTGGTTGGTGGGATCCACTTGCTCAATCATTCTTATTAGAGCAACAAGGTGGTACATATGTTACTGCTGTTGATATCTTCTTTGGAACTAAGGATACAAATATTCCTATCTCTATGCAGATACGTCCTATGGAGAATGGATATCCTACTAAAGACATCCTACCTTTCTCTGATGTTACTATAGAACCATCAGGTGTTGAGGTATCTGAGAACGCATCGATTGCAACTAGATTTGTATTCCCTGCTCCTGTGTACATTCCACAGTCTGAAGAGCATTGCTTCGTTCTATTCTCTGACTCTAACGAGTATAAGGTGTGGATATCACGAATGGGTGATATCGATATTAGTGGAACCCGAACCATATCTGAGCAACCATATGCAGGTGTTCTCTTTAAATCACAGAACGCTTCTACTTGGACTGCAGACCAGTATGAGGATCTTAAGTTCACATTATACCGTGCTACATTTGATACATCTGTCACTGGTAGAGCAGTGTTTAACAACACTAAATTGGGTCTAGCGAACGATGGAATATTAAGTTTGGTAAATAATCCTATAACAACAATTAAACCACAGCAGTTAATTACACTACCTGCAGGTACAAACTACTCATTCACTGTGGGTGCCCGTATCAAACAGACCCCTTCCAATGCAGAAGGAACTGTGGTAGAATTTGATTCTGTCGCTAACCCAGAAGTGATAACTGTTACAGATATCGTGGGTACATTTGCACAAGGTTTCTTAGATGGATCGGGAGATCCCTTCCAAGCACTGAAATCTTCACAGTCAACTGTATCACTTGTCATGTCAGTGGTTAACAATGGTGTGTTCGAACCAGGTGATGTTATCACAGGTTCTTCCTCAGGTGCGACTGCAGTGGTTACTGCATACGATTCTGGTACAACAACAATTACAGCTAACTATGTTGACTCTCAATTTGATACTAGCAACGACACCCTTTCGGAGCCTGGTGGAGTTTCTGGTACTATCAGTTCTGCTTCCTACAGTGGTGACTCTTACACCGCTTACCCAAGTTTAACTCCTACTGCAAGGGCAGTAGATAAGAAGATTCATGTCTTCCATCCTAATCACGGTATGCACAGTCGTGCAAATAACGTAACGATTACTGGTGTGAAGTCAGAGATTCCTTCTACAGTACTTACTACAACGCTTTCTTCTACAGCAACATCTATTGCTATACAGGAAGCAGGTACCTTCCATAAAATTATTAATGGACAAAGTATAAGCAATACAAACCAAGGATACCTTAAGATCTATGCTGCTGAGTTCCCATCTGCTGTAGGTTCTATACCTGGCACAGATGAAGCAACAGAAGCATGGCAAGGATGGGATCCAGTACATGAGATTGTTGCTTACAGTGCAATCAACTCAACTGGTACTACAATTACTGTAGCAACATCAGGTAGGGCATCTGCTTCTACAGTTGCTAGAGAGTGGCCAGCAGGTTCTATTGTAGAATGCTATAACCTTGATGGTATACCTCTAACAGAAATCAATAAGACACACACTGCTCTTGATGATCCAACCTTAGATTCATATACTCTCACCACAACTTCCACTGCTAGTGTTGGTATTAGAACTGGAGGACCAGGTATAACAGCTACACAGAACGTTCCATTCGAACTTATAACTCCTACAATTCAGGTAATGAACTTTAAGGAGACTAGTATGGTTGCCTCACTGAATACCACATCTGGTACTTCTATAGGTAACAGTGGAACTATTGTTGACCAAGCATCCTTTGTTAACAATGGTACCTATGATATTATCCAAATGAATGAAGAGAACTATTATGATAATCCTAGGATTATTTGTTCACAGATCAATGAAGATAATAAACTAGAAGGTAACAAGTCATTTATTATGCGTATCGACATGGCATCGGAGAAAGATAACCTTACTCCTGTCATTGACTTGGATCGTGTTTCTGCTATTACTACTAGTAACAGAATCAATAAGTGGCCAGGTGGTCAGCAAGTATTAGGTCTACAAGCTGATATTGATACCACTGCGGATGTCTCTCTATTACCTGCAGGTGACCAGAATGAGGCAGTCTATATAACTAAGATAGCGAAACTTTCTAATGTCTCTCGTTCTATCAGATTAATGATATCAATGAAGAGATATGGTGATGCTAATATTAGTGTCTACTACAGAACCCAAAAACCAGGTTCTGATAAAATGGTAGAGGAAATTGGATTCACCAAGGTTCCAATACCTGAAGTTGGTTCTACCAACATTGGTGAGGAAGAGTGGGAAGACTTCGAATACACAGTCGAAGGTGAGGAATTCCAAGCATTCCAAATTAAGATCGTTATGACAGGAACCAACCAAGCGAAAGTTCCTTTAGTGAAAGACCTACGTGCAATCGCATTTGCTTCATAATGGACTATAAATTTACTGGAAAGAAATTTATCCCTGTCGAGGGTGACGAAAACAAAGGATACTACAGAGATGTAGATTCCAATGCTATCGTAATGACCGATGGTGATGAGTATTCTAAATACATGCAGTCTTTTAATGAAAGACAACGTAAGAAAAGTGAATTTACCTCTTTACAAAAGGAAGTAAATGAACTAAAATCTGATGTAACAGACATTAAAACTTTACTATTACAACTCGTGGAGAAGAAACATGCCAGCTGACGTGACTGAATCAAAAGAACCTTCTGTATTATTGCAGGAGTTTAAGGATCGTTATTCCAACATCCAAAAAGAGACTCAACAACTCCAAGGAAAGATCAGGGAGAATGAGTCAACAGCTCTTAAATTGTTAGGAGCAATAGAAACTTTAGAGTATCTTAATCCACCTGTTGCTGAAGAACCAGTGACAGAACCAACCGAATAAGCTCTAAGGTCTCATTTGTGGCATAAATAAACAAGAGAGCTTATAGCTAGCGTTTAAATTAAATGGCAAATAGACTACAATTACGACGTGACGGTGCACAGCAATGGGCAAACGTTAATGCAATCCTTGCTCAGGGTGAACTTGGCATCGAACTTGATACCTCACGGATCAAGATAGGAGATGGTGTCACACCATGGAACTCTCTTAAATACGAAAGACCATTAGAGACGGAAAGTAATACTGCAAACACACTTGTAAAACGTGATGCTGACGGTAACTTTGAGGCAGGTGCCATTACTGCTTCTATTATCGGTAACAGTGCTACTGCTACAAGACTTGCTAACGCTCGTTCATTCACCCTAACAGGTGACATGTCGGGTTCTGCTTCGTTTGATGGATCAGCAAACATTAATATTACTGCTGAACTAAACTACCAACCTGGTCTGCCACATTATGATCCTAATAATCTTACAGCACAAGCATCATATACTAGACTAACAATTGACTCTCGTGGTCGTGTTGTTACTGGTGACAACCCAACAACGTTGGCACAGTATGGTATTGCTGACGCTCAACCTGCAGATCCAGAACTACAGTCTCTAGCAGACATGTCTGGTTTTGGTATTATTGCTCGTACTGCTGCAGGAACATTATCAAACAGACAGATCGCAGTTAGTTCGGGTCGTTTACTCGTAACTAATGGTACTGGACAAAACGGAAACCCTGTATTAGATCTTGCTGATACACCTGTTGTTGTTGGTTCTTACAACCCTGTAGGAAACTTAGACACACCTTTAGTGTCAGTCACAACTGGTGATGAGACAGTAAACACAACGAACTTTACTGTCGATAGATATGGTCGTCTTACTGCTGCGACTACATCTGCTATTGCTACAGCAACACAAGGTACTGAAGTAATAGCGTACGACGCAGGTACATCATATACAAGAAATGATAAGATCAAAAACTCAAGTGATAGGCTTTACCAGGCTTTGCTTGATATTACTAGTGGTGGCGGGGAACCAACACACACAGATGGAAGTGATACGGGGTCTTGGAGATATCTCGGATCTAGTTTAGCACCTCAAAAAGGTCTAGCATCATTTAACCAAGAAGATTTTGACGTTACTGCATGGAATGCTGCAGGTAACTATGAAGGTGGTTTTGTTACTATTGCACAGGCAGGTGTAGATAACGGTCAGTTACAGAACTCACGTGTATCATTTGCTGATGGAAATACTAAAGAAGATTTTGATCTAGATCAAGAACTTACAGCAACTACAGGATACAGAGGATTTAATTATCTAAACTACGTTAAGATAAACAACACATCTGGTAGTCTTTTATTTGGAGCGAACAATACAGGAGATAGTGGTGCAGGAGAAATTGATATTAATGTTAGATCATACTTTAGTGATCCAGACATAACACTTGATGGTACTGTTGCACAGACTTTAGATAAGACTGGTGATGGTAACTTAATATTCCAGACTACACAGAACTCAACTTCTGCTAGGAGTCTTAGTATACTTGCAACCAACTCAGGTTCGGGTGATTCTAATATTATTATTCAGTCAGAGAATGATATTACAATCGCAGCAACGAATGTCTCTAACAGAGTTCATGTAGAAGACTATTGGTTACAAGATAACGTCTTATCAACTACCAATGCAACAATGGTACTTGACCCTAATGATGACGATGATGTCACAGGTCTAGTACAAGTTCGTGGTAACTTGCAAGTAGATGGAACTACAACAACAGTTAACTCTACTGTTGTAACTATCGATGATCCTATATTTACACTGGGTGGTGATACTACTCCAGTAGCAGATGACAATAAGGATCGTGGTATTGAGTTTAAATATTATGATTCAGAAGCAAGAGTTGGATTCTTTGGATGGGATGAAGATTATGCTGACTCTAATATATGGAGTTCTACTGGTGGATATAGATTATTATATAATGCAACTAATACATCCGAAGTTTTCTCTGGTACTGATGCTCCTCTAATTGCAGGTAACCTAAGACTTACAACAAACACAGGTTCTACTTGGAAGACACCTACAACTGGTACACTGGTTGTAACTGGTGGTGTAGGTATTTCTGAAAACATTAACGTTGGTGGAACATCCCACTTAAACGGTAACGTTGAG